TCAGATGATGTTAAAGCACTAGAGAATGTAAGTGTTGAGCCAGATACAGTATAAGAACTATCTGGTTTTTGGATTACGCCATTTAAACTAACTGTTAGTGATGATGCACTACTTGGTACAAAATTAACTGAATTTAATTGTAAGGTATAGCTTGCAGTTGCACTAGCAGTTAATGAGTCTAGTACTACTCTATCTGATAAAGTTTCTATTCCTCTTCCTATATAAGGCATTATTCTCCACCTCCATTGTCAATAATAGTTCCACCCTCAGCTATCCATTCTTGAATTTCCTGATAGTGTCTGTTTGCTTCGTCTAGTGGTACATAATAAGTAATACCATCTTTAATCATTTTGTAAGTATCAAATTGATTTGATATTGGATTATATTTTTTTTCTACTGTTTCAATCATAATTATAACTCTGCATCTAATTCAATTGTTCCACTATGGATATATCTTATTGCACTAGAACTAATACTATCTGCACCTTCTAAATAACAATTTTTTGTTTTCATATTTCCAGCATTTGGCGTTCCAGCATAACCAGAACCACTTGAAAAAGTTCCTGAAGTACTAAAAGTTGGTGCAGCTCTCATTTCTTTTAAAAATTCATAATTACCTAATGGCTTTCCAGAACCAGCATCCCACCTAGCAACTACAAAATAAGTTGGACTTGCATTAAAAAAGTATCTTTGACATCTATCTAAATTTACATCTACAGGCAAGAACTCAAAATCAGATGCAGTTGTTCCAGCTTCTAATTGTACGCCTGTCCACTGTATATAGTTATTTGCAGTTCCATTTAAATTAACTTGTCCTACTGCTCTATTTGCTGCTGTTTCTGAGTTCCAAGTAGTATTTAGAGTTCCAGATGTAAAATTAGAACCAGCACTAACCCAAAAGTTAAACTGTAAAGATGTTGCATTATCATTATCTAATGTACCAGTAGTATCTGCTGGAAAAGATATAGTTTTATATTCCCAAGTATTAGCAGATGAAATTGTATAAGATTTAGAAACTTGTCTTGAATTATCTCTATCTCTTAACTCAAGAATATACGTTCCTGTAAGATTACCTTTAACCCAAAATGAAGCTGTTAAAGGTTCAGCAGATGAAGTTCCTTTTTTAAGATATTGTAAATTTTGACCTTCAATTAAATGTTGAACTAAATTTGTATCACCAGCACTAGGAGAACTAGAACCAGTTTCTAATACTTTAAAAGATTTAACGAAACCAGAACCAGTTGGTGCATCTGTTTCTTGAGACACTGTTACTGTTCCAACACCTCTATCAAATTTCCATCTATCACAAGTATGATAGCCAGAAGAAACATTTGAAGATGAAGTTCCTCTTTGTGCTATGCTCATATCACCATTGATGATGATGTTTCTGAACTTAACATTGTCTTGAAATCCAGCACTTGGTATTTTTGATAAAGCCATTTATTATTCCTCTGGTTTGTTTGGAAAAACAACTGCCTCAACTTCTTCTGCTGTTGTTAATCC